AGGCAGCGGTCTCAAATATGCTGCGTCTACGATCATTTATCTCAGCAAAAAGAAAGAAAAGGATGGAACAGAAGTCATTGGAAATCTTATTAAAGCTAAAACAGCAAAGTCGCGTTTGAGTAAGGAGAACAAAGATGTTACCATACGTTTGTATTACGATGAGCGTGGTCTTGATCGATATTATGGTCTTCTTGAACTCGGTGAACTCGGAGGTCTCTGGAAAAATGTTGCAGGTCGTTATGAGATAGACGGCAAAAAAGTTTACGCCAAAGCTATCTACAAAGACCCAGAACAATACTTCACCCCAGAGGTTATGGAACAACTTGACAACATCGCAAAGAAAGAATTTTCATACGGCGAGTAAATTTTAAATGGAAAGAATTGAAAACATTGTCCTGAGAAACCTTGTTTTTCGGGAAGAATACATGCGGAAAGTTCTTCCATTCATTGAACCTGAATATTTCAATGCCAGGGAAGAACGCATCATCTTTGAACAGATTGCAAAGTATGCTGCAGATTATGATAACTTGGTGACTCAGGAGATTCTTTCCATTGAGATTGAGAATCGTAATGATATTACTGAAGACGAATCTGTTAACATCAATAAAATAATCAATTCTCTTGAGAATGTAGATGCAGACTTTGAATGGTTGAGTGATACCACTGAGAAGTGGTGTCGTGATCGTGCGATCTATCTTGCACTGATGGAGTCTATTGGCATTGCAAACGATGAGGATAAGAACAAAACTAGAGATGCCATCCCAGACATACTCTCAAAAGCCTTGGCGGTTTCTTTTAACCGTCATGTTGGACACGACTACTTAGAAGACTACGAACAACGCTATGAACTCTACCATCGTAAGGAAGACAAGATTGAATTCGACCTTGAATATCTCAACAAAATCACGAAAGGTGGTATACCTCGTAAGACTCTTAATGTCGCGCTTGCTGGTACAGGTGTCGGCAAGTCTTTATTCATGTGCCACTTCGCTAGCTCCGTGTTGCTCCAAGGACGGAACGTTTTGTACATTACAATGGAAATGGCAGAAGAGAAAATTGCTGAAAGAATTGATGCAAACCTATTGAATGTAAATATTCAAGAGATTATTGATCTCCCTAAACAGATTTTTGAATCGAAGGTATCAAACCTTTCATCTAAAACTCAGGGTACATTGATTATCAAAGAGTATCCCACTGCCTCAGCTCACGCTGGACATTTCAGAGCTCTTCTGAGTGAACTTGCACTTAAGAAATCATTCAAACCTGACATCATCTTTATTGATTATCTCAATATTTGTGCATCTTCACGGTATCGGGGAAATAGTAATGTCAACTCTTACTCGTATATTAAAGCGATTGCAGAAGAACTCCGTGGTCTTGCTGTTGAAGCGAACGTGCCGATTGTTTCTGCGACTCAAACCACTCGTTCTGGGTTTGGTAGTTCTGATGTTGATCTTACCGATACCTCTGAGTCCTTCGGTCTTCCCGCAACTGCTGATCTTATGTTTGCTCTTATATCTACTGAGGAATTAGAAAATCTAGGACAAATTATGGTGAAACAATTGAAGAACAGGTACAATGATATCAATATGAACAAGAGGTTTGTGGTTGGTGTTGATCGAGCTAAGATGCGACTCTATGACTGCGAACAGTCGGCACAGGAAGATTTGCTTGACAGTGGACAGGATGAAGAGTATAATTACGAAGAAAAGAAAACTACCAGAAAATTTGAAGGTTTTAAGTTCTGATGACTAATAGTATTGATTTTAAAAGATATCAAAAGTTTGTTGATGCAGTCACTTCTGATGAATCAACTGACTTCCTTGCACTCTCTGACAGACTTGTTGAACTAGATCGTAAGGGTGCAAATATTGAACGTCTTCTAACCGCAGGTGTTGGCATTAACGCTGAAGGTGGGGAGTTTCTTGAGATTGTCAAGAAGATGATCTTTCAGGGCAAACCATTTGATGCACATAACAAGGAACATATGATCATTGAACTGGGTGATCTCATGTGGTATGTTGCACAAGCTTGCATGGCACTTGAAGTTGATTTTGAAGATGTCATTGCACGTAACGTCCAGAAACTTGAAAAACGTTATCCTGGTGGTAAGTTTGACATTTACTATTCCGAACATCGTGCTGAGGATGATTTGTGATTATGAAGACACTAACACTTGAAGATTACCAAAAGGCTGGTGAAGAATTTTGGCCCAAGTATTGGTATGTTGCTAAAGAACTTGGTGAAGATTCAAAACCAGAGGACGTTCTCAAAGTAATGGAAGCAATTGGGGGAGTTGCTCTTAAAGTTGCAATTGACGAAAAACTTCCTCCGTTTGGTTTTAACAAAAAGAAAGAAGAAGATGCTTAGTTTCTGGATTCATACGGTAGCATTCTTTCAAGTTGTTGTAATCAATTGCATACAACCAGTTAATTGGCAACATTGTTACCGTGTGGACCAGTGGTTAGTACCAGAAGTAATAGAAGGATATAAGATATGGTCAGGTGAGAAACATCCTTATCAAACAGAAAAAGAATATCTCAAGAACCTCCTCTCTAAATAGTTAGAAGGGGTTTTTTTATTCAATGGCAAAGTTAAACGAAGGTGATGTAATGGAGGGTGTGTTTGCCATCGCCCTTGCACAATTATTTGCCTACGACAGAATTGATAAAGGTAAGTTAAACCAGATTCGAGCACAGATTGAACCTAAGATGTTTCAGACTGGTCGGTATGAGACCATTGTCAGAAGATTTTCTGAAGGCAATCCCAAAGATAATATTGAAGTCAAGTTAATTGTTAGATTGAAGTATCAATCCACGATGGATGCATTTGGACCCAACTTTGAGATCATGTTGGAGAAAGCATCAGATGTGGGTAACATCGGTAGAAAGATAGACACTTTGATCTCATATACTAATTCAAAGTATCGTGCAAAGATTAAAAGAATTCGTGATGCATATCTGAAGAATAATGAAAGTGATGATGTCGCAATTACTATCACCGCTGATGGTATTGCAGGAGAGACTAGTGGTGGTGAAGTCAAGGGCGATCTAGACGTTGATGTTGTTATTAATGATAAAACTTATCTTGATGAAAGGCTTAACTTCTCTATGAAGTCTGGCAGTAAAACTCTTGCAAATCTCAGTCCTTTCAACGGAATGATGGATATCCTTCGTCGATTTAATATACAGTTGAAGGATGAAGAAAAATATAGAAAACTTTTAGGAGAGGTTCTTGCGACTGCTAGAACACCACAAGAAAAGAAATTAAAAGTGCAAACAATCAAGGAGTTGTACTCTGATGTGAAGAAAGGTCTTGCCAGTTTGAGTTCCACACCACAACTCAAACAAGCTGCATTTCAATTATTCAGAGATGTGACCTTTGGTACTGATCTTGCGGAGGTTGTTGATGTTGATAAGACAAAAGTAAAAGAAATTACTTTAGATGGTATCAATAAACTAGAAGAGGAAACCACGTCTGTGGAAGCTGTTATGGTTGGTGACAATATAAAATTTAGATTGAATCCAAGTAACGAAGTATTGTTTCAACTCCGATTCAAGAACAGATCGAGTTCGGTGAATGGTGAATTCAACATTAAGGAACTCAAGTTCTATGTGGAGGCCGGCAAAGCGGCATACGCATCATGACAGACCAGATCATCCGTGGTATGATAAAGGTATGAAAAACACACACCTGGAACACCTAGAAGACAACATCATGAATGATGGGTCTCAGGGCGGACGTGAGGCGATTGCATTTCTCCGATCACTTGGTGATATGTTGGATCAAGGTGCAGAGGACACTCGCGTTACTGTAAAGTGGGATGGTGCTCCTGCAGTTATCTGTGGTATCGATCCACAAAAGGGTGACTTTTTTGTCGGCACAAAGTCTGTGTTCAACAAAGTGAATCCAAAGATTTGTTACTCCGAACAGGATGTGGATAAGATCTATCCACCCGGACAACTTGCAGAGAAACTCAAAGCGTCATATCGATATCTCTCTAAACTTCCTATCCGTGGTGTGGTGCAGGGTGATCTTTTGTTCACTGACGACACGTATATTGCAACTATTGGTGGAGATCGTTGCATTGCTTTCACACCAAACACTATCACTTATGCAGTGCCTGTAAAGAGTCCTCTGGGACAGAAGATTCAAACTGCTAAGTTGGGTATCGTGTTCCACACCACTTACTCTGGCAGCACTTTGGATACGATGTCTGCATCTTTTGGTGCGAATGTCCCTGGTGATGCGGATGTGTTTGTTGCATCTGCAGAGTTCTCTAATGCGTCTGGTGAAGCCAATATGACTCTCACAGACAAAGCCAAGTACAATGCACTCATCAATCGTGCAGAGGGTTCTCTTAGACAGTCATCAAAGTTCTTGGACCTAATGAAGGGAAATGATAAGTTTTCCCTTAACTACATGTTTAAGATCTTTTTCAATCGTTATGTACGTGAGGGTAAGTCTGGAATGACTGTACGTAACACGGCAATGGATTTTGCAAGATATTTTAGTAATGCTCTTGATAAAGAGATTGAATCGAAAAAGACAAAAAAGACACAAGATAAATACTTAGAAATCAAGACCAATGGTCTTCGATTTATATCTGCAAATTCAAATTCAATTTATATGACAATCGCGTCGTACTACAATTTGCAGGCAGCGAAACAGTTTATGATTGACAAGTTGCAGAAGGTAAATACCTTTGGCACTTTCCTTAGGACTGACGATGGTTACAGAGTCACTGCACCTGAGGGTTTTGTTGCAATTCGTTCTGGAAGAGCTTTGAAACTAGTAGATAGACTTGAGTTCAGTAGAGCCAACTTCACCGCAGCAAAGAACTGGGATAAACAATGAAAAGTTTTAGTAAATTTATTCTTGAGGTTGTCACACAGGCATCCGACCAGGCCAAGAAAATGGGTCTGCAGAGTGATGGTCATGGCGATTATTATGATAAGAGAGGTAAGTTAGTTGCTAAGACTGTTAACGGTAAACTGAAGTTTTTTGGTGCTAGTCGTCCACCTACTCCTGATGAAAGGGGTGCGATGGCTGCACAACAACAGGCAGATGCAGAAGCCAAAGAGAAGGCAGAACGTGAAGAAGTTCGCAAGAGAGAAGGTGATCCTGCAGATTTGACAGTTGCATTCGGTCGTTTCAATCCTCCCACTGTTGGACATGAGAAACTTCTGAATCGTGTGAAGAGTGCTGCGGGTGAAGGTGAGTATTTGATTTATCCTTCGCGGTCCAATGATCCGAAGAAGAATCCTCTGGATCCTAAGACTAAAATCTCCTACATGCAGGCCATGTTCCCTGGTCATGCCGAAAAGATTGTTGATGACCCAGGTGCAAAAACTATCTTTGATGTTCTCAAAGGTGCTAGTGGTCGTGGTGCTAAAAGTATTAATATCGTTGTTGGTGCAGATAGACTCAAAGAGTTTGAGAATCTTGCAAACAAATACAACGGTGACTTATATGACTTTGATCGTATTCGCGTGATCTCTGCGGGTGAGAGAGATGCAGAATCTGAGGGTGTAGAAGGAATGTCTGCATCCAAATTGCGTGCTGCTGCAGTCAAGGGTGACTTTGAAACATTCCGTAAGGGTGTGCCTAAAGCTCTGGATGATGATGGAGCAGAAAAACTTTATGGCACTCTTCGTAAGAGTATGGGTGTCAAAGAGAAAGAAGTTCAGAAGGAGATGTGGAAGATCGCTCCTAAGTTTGATTGGAAGAATCTCCGTGAAAACTATGTGAATGGTAATCTTTTTCGCATGGGTGACATCGTTGAGAATGATAATACCGGACTAGTTGGAAAGATTATTCGTCGTGGTGCAAACTATATCATCGCGGTGACTGAGGATAACATGATGTTCAAGTCTTGGATTAAGGATATCGCTGAGAAGTTCACCGATGTGTCTGGGGTTCCCGCAGATCAACGTTTGGTTGGTACTGATGCACATCGTGAGTATGTTCAAAGACTTTCACATAATCCAGTTATCCTTAATTTTATAAATAAATCTAGGAAAAAACGTGCAAAGAGAAATGTTTCCAACTGATAGACCAAGTAAATTTGACAAGTCGTTAATGGATGCTTATTCCTCTATTCATGAGGGTGCTAGAAAAGGTCACGCTGCTGGCGATTCTGACGTAGAAAAGCAAGCGTCTCAACTGGCTTCTGATGTTCGTTACAAGGCAAAGGGTAAGTTAAAACCCGGTGCAAGTAAGGAACAGATGCTGAAGGTTTATATGGCAGTTCTTGCAAGTTCTCCTGCACCATCCGCAGTTAAAACTCTGGCTAAAAAGAAAATCCTTGGTGAGCAAGTAGAAACTCAAACTCAGATACCTCCACATGG